GTAAACAGCACGTTCTGTCCGGCCGCCACGGCCTGTACAGCGTTCGCAGTAAGTTCAACCGCCATGCTCTCCCCTCCTTACGCTACGTTCCCGCAGCCGTAGCCGTTACCGTAGCAGCAGTTGGGATTCTGCACCTGATAAGCGGGAACCGGGCGGGGATTGTAGTACGCGAACTGGTTCTCCACATAGCCCTTGATCGTAAGATTCTGGGCATTCTGGGAAGCGGCCAACTGCGCCATGAACAGCTGCTGATTCTGATCGGCGATTTTCTGATCTTTCGCCGCCAGCTCCTGGGCGGTAAGCCGCTGGTCGATGGAGCGGAAACCACAGTTCATAGCGTCGATGATATCCCGGGTGGTGTTCTGTACCGTGTTCCGGGTTTCGCAGCTCTGAGTAGCCAGGTTGTAATTCACGCCCTGGATAGCCTCGCGGTTCTCGCAGCAACACTGCTGCTGTGCCATCTGCATCTGGAAAAGCTGCTGCATCAAAGCCGCCTGCTGGTTGCACCGGGAAAGCTCCGCCGCCTGGAAACCGTTGCTGATATTCTGGTTCACGCCTGCAAACCCATTGAGCATCCCGGTATTCATGGCGTAGAAGCCGTCGCAGACACCGTTGTTCACGCTGTCAATTTTCCGCTCGATGTTGGAAAAATCGGACGCGAGAACATACCCGTCCACCACGCCAGCGCCGGAACCACGACCGCCAAAGCCTCCGCCCCAGCCGTTGCCGCCCCAGCCGAAGAAGCCGAAGATCAGGAAAATGATGATCCATGCAGACCAATCACCGCCCCAGCCTCCGCCATAGCCGCCATTGTTGCCATCGGTGACAGCTCTGATATCAGCGGGGGTCATTTCACTTGCTGTAATACTCATTTTGTTCTCCTTTCAGAAAATGAAAAAAATTATAACAAAATCTGGCCAGATTATTGTTTACCTTCTAGGCGCTCCGAAGCCGAACATTCCACGGAATTGCTCAAACTGCCCCTGCATCTGCTGTGCCATTTGCTGGGCTTGGTTAAGCTGCTGCTGGTTTACACGCCCGCTCTGTACAAGCTGATTAAGCAGTTGCTGCGGGTCTTGCCCCCTCATCTGCTGCATAAATTGGGGGAACTGGGAAATCATCTGCATAGGATTAGGCGTCATTTTTTGTTCCCTCCATTGCTTTTATTTTGTTTTCCAACGCCGAAAGCCGCTTTTCAAAGTCCGGGTTTACCGCCTCCGTGGCTGCCATTGCATCCCGGATTTTGTACTCGTAGGCCACCAACGGCATAGGCCGCCCGTTCATATCGGCCCTTTTTTCATAAAAAATCTGTTTGTTGCTGTCCCAAAGTCGTACAAAGCCGTTGGGAACCATCTGGAAAGCTTCTGCCGCAGATTCCGATGCTACCCATATTCGGTCGTCCTGTGGTGCTTGCTGCACTTGTACGGGCATTTGCGGCTGCTGCATCGGCGGCATTTGCGCCCCAAAATAGTTGGGTTGGAAATAGCCGCCCTGGTAATTGGGCTGCATATAAGGGTTTGCCATCATTCACGCCTCCAAAAATAGATAGGATTTTCGTCCATTGAGTTCCAAGTATCGTACAAAACGCCGTTTTCCACGGCAACAACGTGGTTTTTCAGCGCGACAACGTAAATTCCGTCAGGGTATTCCCGGATAAAATCGCCTACGGTGTAGCAGTCCGGGCATTCTGCCGGGATTGCCGCCCGCCTGAATCCGTGCCGCCGTAACACCGCGCCCCATACGTTATTTGCGCTAGGCATATCGCATTGAGTCAGCCCCTCGCTGGCCAGCTCAACGTATGATTGGTACCAGTCAATTCCCAGAGCCTTTGCCACAGCTCTGACTGCGCAATCGCCGACTTTCGCGGCGCGGGGATTTGGATTAAAGCTTTGAAATTCAGCCATAGGCAACTCCCCCTTTCTTCCTATAGAATAACAAAAAAATCGGTAGGGAAACTCTCGTTTCCCTACCGACTTACAATCACATATCCTTCAAAAAACTATCAGAAGTCTATGTTTTTGGGGAGTATGTAGCTATACTCCTGCACACTGTTATAGGAGTTTTTCAACTTCCTAATGTACCTATCTAATGTGGCAAGGGACATGCCGTAAGCGTGGCACTGCTGTACACGGCTCCATCCGGCGGCTCGGGTGCGGATGATCTTTTCCTCCAACGGCGTAAGAATCGCCAGAGAACAGAACTCATCCAAAATTACCCGATTCCACGGGACTTTATCCACTTATCACATCAGTCCTCCTTTGGGGAACTGTAGGTTCTTGCCAGTTTGCTGTCAGCGATACCGGCGGTGGTAGGATCATTGACCACGCCCAGAATCACCAGCAGGGCAAACACGGCGTTCACCACGGCCAGCAACTTGTCGCCGATTTCGCCCAAGTCCAGCGTAAAGCCGAACAGGGCGGCTACCGTCTGCACCAGCAGAAGCAGCGCGGGAATCGCGGCCAGCCAGAAGTTCTTGTTTTTGATGCGTACAATCCAGTTAATCATTTTGTTTTCCTCCTTAATTATGCAACGGTATTTTGCGCACTTCCTCCATAACTCTTTTTGCAGAGCCATTCCCGCCAGCGGCGGCGTATGGTTCGTATAAGTAGTCATTGAGGTTTTCATATTCGTCTTTGGTGATGTATCCACGTTCGATGTACTTCATCCCCAGGTAAATGATACGGTCGTGGGCCATTCCCACCAGCAGCCGGGTGTTCGCATCGTTCTTCTTCCGGCGGGCCTCCAAGAATCCCCAGAAGCCCGCCGAACCCACGAACGCCAGCAGAATGGTAATAGCGGTTTTGATCCATTCGCTCAAATGGTTGTCCTCCTGTTTCTCAGCCGTTCCACCGGCTGTACTTCCCGTTGTCCTCGTGAATCCCCCATCCGTACAGCCCCAGACCGCCCCGCCCGGGGATTTTCTCGGCCTGCACCTCCTGGGCTATGGCATACAGCTTCTCCGGGGAGATAGCCCCCGAGAGGTCTACGGCCTGTCCCGTGGTGTGCAGGGAGTTGGATACCCCACCCACCTCGGCGTTGTGCTGCTTGCACCGAACACCGGAATTCACATTCAGGGGAACCCCAGCCCGACGGCGTATCTCATCCGCCATGCGGACGGTTTCCTCTGCGGGTTCTGCTGGGAAGCCGTTGCAGTATTTCCCGCCGCACTGGCACCGGAATTCCTCCCGGGTGAAATACCGGATATCATCCCAGAACGTCCCGGTCTTTGGCGCGTCGCTGCTCTCCGGCTTCTCCACCTTTACCGCCGTCCCGGCGATAGCACCGATGAGCATTTTTTGGGTAGCCGCACCCGGTATCCCGTCCACGGCAAGCCCGTAGTCTGCCTGAAACGCCCGGACAGCCCCTTGGGTGTTCCTGCCCTCAACGCCGTCAATCGAGCCGGGAGAATAGCCCAGATAGGCGAGCAAGCACTGAATTTGCTTTACCGTCATACGTTCACCTCTTCCCAGCCCTGAGGGTATGCGGACGGCGACCATACATTATTGTCCAACGTGGAGCGGTACACTTTACTGCCCTCCGTGCAGCAGTCGCCCTTATTGTAGGGGCTGGTAGACATGGCAACGAACGGCAACGCTTTCGCTGGGTCTGTGCTCCAAGCAAACCCCCACTGTGCAGGAAGTTCCTCCGGCTCCTTGGTGTAGATAGTACTGTCATAGGGCTGCACCAGCCGCACCACACGGCCAGCAGATGATTGGCACACAAACCCGGCCTTGCGCTCCAGCATGTTTTTGTTTGCGACAGCGGCCTTAAAACTGGGAATGTCGCTATCCGCCGCGTTCAGTTCGGTGCCTGTCATGTCAGGGGCTTTCTCCTGCAAGGCAAGCGCGTTCGCCCGCCCCTGGGCATACATGATGCTTTTTCTTTCCTCTTGCGTCACAGACTGTCAACCCCTTTCTTGTAGGCTTCATCCAGCTCTTTCAGCTGTTCCTCTCCGCCGCTGGCTTTCATTTCCGCGATTTTAGCAAGGATGGCGTTTTTGCGTTCTTCGATGGTCATGCGTTCACCCCCAGAGCAGTTTCGATCTCGGATAATGCGGCTTCGTATTCGGTATTCTGAGCAGCAACTGTTTGGTATTGCTCACGCTCATACTCCCGCTGAGCGGCGTCCAGCTCCGCCCACGGCTTCCACGGGGCGATCATCTCACCGGTGAACACCACGCCATCAGCACGTGTCCACGTCTGCCCTGCCGGGATGAAGCGGTAGCCCTCGATGTAGGCGTCGCACTTACCGTCGAATGCGTCTGTTTCTACCTGTGTCCGCCCTTCTCCAGAGGTGACGTAGCACTTAAATTCTGAGCCAATATAAATTGTTTTCAAGCGTTACACCCCCTACTGCATAGAGACTTCGTAGACGTACCGGCTGCCGCCTTTTTCAGAGTACGAATAGAGCCGGATGAAGTGGCTACCGGTGATGTTGGATATATCGAGGCTTACTTCATCCGAGGCGGTATCGAGCTCTGCCTTTGCCACCGGCTTACTTGCTGCGATGGAATCCTCAATAATCAAGGAAAGACTTACGCCAGGAACATTTGCGTCGGTCTTAACGGATATGGTGCTGTAATCAGTCATATCAACCTTGCTTTTCGTATACACATTTTGTGTTTTTCCCGCTTGGACAATAAGCTGTAGTGCTTGCTTTTCAGCATCAACCGTTCCTTGCCACCCGCCGGTCAGCGAATCGTAAGTTTCACCGTCCTTGAACAGATAAGTGATATATAGTAGCGTGACACTCTCGGTCTGGCCGTCGGTGGTTATCACGACATCGGCACTTTTTGACTTATCCCCATCGGTGGAACTCACCGTCCACGTTCCAGCATTTGGCACAATGCAAGCCCATGTACCACTGGTGTCAGGGGCGGATAGAGTCGTTGTACCGTCAGAGCAAGTGCAGGTCGAACCGGCGGGATATGTAATATTGATCGTCGCTGCGAAAAATGCAATTGCCGTGCTGTAATCGGTTGTGACCACAACATTCTTTTGCGCAGTCTTGCCGTCACCGGTGATGGTAACAGTCCACGTCCCGCTTTTCAGCCCCTTGAACACCACCACGCCGCTCGTGCCGGAGTTCTTGGTCTTTGTCTTTCCGTCCTTGGAAACAGTCACGGTGACATTCGCCGGGGCTGTGACGGTCAGCGTGCCGCCGGAACCGCCTCCACCAGTGTTAACCCTACCAATCATGCGCTTACACCGCCTTTCCAGCAAATAATGGTGGGAATCGTAATTGCCGATTCCGGGGCGCTTGCGGCATACAGATACACACCGCCGTTATAAGTAGCCGCAACAGGGGCAAAATTGCCGTCAATTGCGTCTGCCACGCCAAGAACCACTTCCGGAATCATGGAGTTCAGCACCCCCGTCAGCGCGATAGCGGCGCGGAATGGGTAATCCTGATATGTAGAATCAGCCACAAACGCGGATACCGGTACGCTGGTATCCGTGAACAGGAGCTTTTTCAGCTCCACCGCCGTCCCGGCTTCCAGATCGGCCAGCTCACGGTTTATGGAATCCAGCACCGATGTGGCTTGCGCCGTGGTATCATCAAGCACATCTTTTACTTGCGCCTGCGTTTCTTGCAGGAGCGTGGAAAACTGGCTCTGCATTGTGCTTGTATCAATGCCCACCTTTTCCGTCACCAGCCCGCACACCGAAGCGTCAAGCCGCTCGTCCGTAATCATGGAAGCGGTGATAGCGGTTGTACCGGCTGCAACGGAAATCCGCGCAAGGCTGATCTGCCGGATTGTGCTGTTGTTTGTCAGCGCCGGGGCTGCCGCCGTCCCGGATTTTGCGCCTTTCAAGATTTTCACTTCCGGATAGTCCACGTAGTTTGTGGTTTTCCACTCCACGATTACGCGATCAATCCGGTTCAGAACGCCGTCTGCCGCATCAATGACAAGCTGCAATTTGGCACCATCAACGGATTCATTATCAATCCACCACACAATGCCGTTCCTGCCGGAATTCGCCATCCATCCGGTTCCGTCTGAGACTTCCACCGCCATTCCGGGCGTGGAAAGCGCCTGCACGGATGCATTGCTGCCAGCGGCGAAAACGCCGGATGTGCGGCCATGGTGCCAGCGCATAACGTCTTCTGCGCCTATGTATGTATCTTGGTTATTCGGGAAACTTTTGATATTAGCCATTTAATTTCATTGCCCCCAATGCTGTAAGAATAGGGTCGCCCAGGATAACTTCTGTCCGGGCTTTATTGCTGTCCAAGGTGTACTTAATGCCCGTAATCCGGGCGCTGAACGATACCCCAAACCGGGCAGATACGCACGATACAATGTCCCCCAGAGCGTAATACTTGCCCAGATCTTCCGGGTCGATGGATACGGAAAAGGACTTTCGCCGGATTCGCTTTCCCAGCTCCATTTGTCCATAAGCACGCGCACGGGCTTTGCAATCGGCCGCAGATTCGTCATTTTCCTGCCGAACGGCTGTTTTGAACCACACTTCCCGGCGATTGTCCCCGGTTGCATCGCCGACGATTTCAACAAATGTGTTATCCTCTCCGCTAAGGCTTCCCTGCACATAGGCCACATTACAGAGGGTGGAATCGTCGTCGTTGATCACAAGATCTTTTGCGCTTCCCTGTTCCTCCGAAAAGACAATAGCGTGAATGCCAGCCGTCAGGTCGCGCCCCTTGTAAAGGCGGAAAGTGTGTGTCATGTCGTCGGGGTTCCACTCCATTGTGTGGCCTATGCCTTTTTCTTCAAGAAACGGGATAATTTCATCCAGCAAATTCCCGCCCATGAAAACATTGTCCGTTTTATCGGTCATCCCGGTTGCCTGTGCAACCTGAATCCTTGTCATTCCCCGGAGATTATCGCTTACCAGCTTGTACACGCCCGTCTCAATAGTTGTCATGTGGTATTCCGCTGCAATGATGCGCTTATTCAAAAGCCAGTTCGCGGTGTAGCCGTTCGCCGTTATGCGGTTCGTGGTCGTGTCAATCTTTGTGTTTTCTATCACAAATGTTACGTTTCTGCTCGTATCATACAGGAGATTGCCGACTTTCAGCACGTTAATGTTGTAGTCGCTTACCGGCGCAACCAGTATCAGCTTTCCGATATCGTTGTAGTAAATATTCATGATAACACTGATTGCGTGCCGGATTTCGTACCGTGTGGAAAAGTCCTCTTTATAGATTTCAAAGCTCATAGCGCGATCCCCACGATCTCCGTTGCGAAATCAATATCCACCTGCAAATTCGCAAGCCCGCTTGTCGCTTCCGGCTTCAGCACATTATCCCCAACTTCCAGCTGAAACAAAGTGCTTTTCAGGCTCAACGCGCCCCGGCAATCTCCGTCGACGGATGACGTTACAGTTGTCCGATCGTGCGTAATCTCTACAATCAGCCGCTCCCCGCTGACGATAGTTTTATTTATCAGCAGAAATTTTCCCGTCGCGGCGTTGGTGATTTTGGGATTTTCCACATCACCGCTTGCCGAAAGAGTAGCAGTAAACGGGACGGGAACCTGGCCGCGGTTCTCCACATTGATAAATTTCGCTTCAAACAGCTGTCCGAAACGATACGGCCTTGAAATGTTCCACGGGAATTTGAATAGCTTTTGAATGCCGGACAACGTTACCGCTGCGGAATCGTCCTTGCACCAATACGGATACGCCGCCAAAAGGGAAAACTGGAACTGTGCGCCCCATTGTTTCGCCTCAATGTTGGGTGTCGCCGTAGGCCAAACATTCAGATAGTAATCATCCGCATATAGCTTCCCGGAAATATCGGGGCGGATGACGGAAAGCAGCTTTTCTTTATTCGCTGCTTGTCCGTCTCCCACCAGATGCCCGTTGACATTTACAGGCCGGGGCTGAACGTTTTTGCTCTGAATTGTCGCGCCCGTCTGGTTAATGCCCTTCGCCTGGGACAGGGATACCGTTACCGTATCGATGCCCGTGGGCTTATTGATAAGATATCCTCCGGCATAATCAAAGGTAACGCTATCCCCGTTTTCGTTCACGTAGCGGAACAACTTGCTTAAATTGTTGAAGTTCGTCAAATCGTCCACCTCGCTTGTGTGAAATAAGCCTCTGTGGCTGCTGCCAGCTCCACTTCGGATTGCACAGGAGAATTAATATTCTGGATAATTGTCACGCCGCGTCCACCACCAGCAAAGCCCGCTCCGTCGTAGTCCGCCCCGCCGGACGCACCAGCAGATTTTCCAGCCCTATACGCTCGCGCTTCCTTGGCGGTGAGAACTTTTTCCCCCTTATGGAGGCGCACTAGGTAGTCATCGTATGGTACATAATCAAGGCCGCTCTTCGCACCGGGAATGTTGCTACCCTTGATATTGGCCTTTATCGTGAGCGTGTAGTTGGCAAAGCTATTTGTCAGCCGTGATTTCATCTGGGAGGCGAGAGAATCAAGCTTTGCCAGAACTCCGGGGGTGCTGCTATCGATACCAGCAACCAGTCCGCTCATGGTATTGGTAGCTGCTTCTGTAGCCGCCGCCTCCTGGTCTAGATCGCCCACCTTTTCCACGTAGCTGTCTGCGGCCTCCTGCATACGAGCGTTCACATTCTCCACCGCCAACGCCAGCCTATCGGTATAGCCAGTACCAGAGGATTCAAATGCAGAAATTCCATCCATAAGCTCCGAAAGTTTTTTGCTTAGCCCATCGGTGCCGCCGGACATATCTTCTAGTTCATCACGTAGCCCCGCAAGGAATCCGGCCTGTTCCCCCGTACTCATGGACGCGAGATATTGAGAAAGTCCGTCAACGCTAATGCCTGCAAGGTCTGCTTTTTCGGAAACAAATGCAAAATCTTCGTCAATCTGCTGAAGAACCTCGGTATTTCCTTTAAGATTCCCCATGAAATCATCCCACGACATTTTTGCAACTTCTATTTGGGAAGTAAATGCAGACCCCACATCATGCAGCCCGTTATAGATGGTGGTATAGGTATTCTGGTAATCCTCCAAAATGGATTGCGCAGTGGCGGCGTATTCCTCAGAAGCAGCCTTTATCACATTTGTGGGCTTTGCCGCTTCCTCGGCGGCGGCCTGCTCCTGCGCTTGCAGATCGGCAAGATTCTGCTCCGCTTGCTTTATGGCCTCGGCCAATCTCTCCATCTCGACGGTGTCGCCGCTGAAACCAGCGTCCGACGATGACATTTCCAGTCTGGCTTTTGAAGCTTCCTCGTACTGCTTCTTAAGCTCTTCTACCTTTGCGCGTGCTTCTTCTACCGTCTGCGGCTCTCCGGCTAACTCTTTGACGAACTCCTTGTGTGCCTTGGTTGCCTTGCCGATGCCAATCGCCAGAGCAGCTACAGCAGCGGCAATCAAACCTATGGGGTTTGCTTGTATCGCCGTATTCCATGCGTATTGCGCCGCAGTTGCAAGAGAAATCTTTCCGGTGAGTACACCAACGGCGATTTCACTAATGGAAAATACACCATTCAGCGTGGCTTCCGCAACCGCCGCTTTTCCGCTTTCCGCTGTGAAGAACGCAAGCGCCGAGGCATTCGCTGTGAACACGGTAGCAATATTCGCAATGGCTTTTCCGGCCATATTCGCCCCGATTGCAGTACCGGCAACGGTTGCCGCTGTGGCCGCCAACTCGAATGCAGTTACGAGAAGATCAATAGCGCTATTTGTTTCCCGGAGATACGAAATAGCCTCTCCCGTGGCAGTTCCAACGCCGGTAACAATTTGCTGTACACGGGGTATAATGTTCCTTCCGGCTGTAAATACGCTGTCCACAAAGTCCTGGGTAAGTCCTTCCATGTCGGCGCTGCTGTCAGCCATGCCGGTAGCCAGATTTTGCCATGCTGCTTTCATGGATGCCGTAGAACCCTCGATGGTGCCCGCCGCTTCATTTGCCGCATACCCAGCAAGCCCCTGCATTTCGATATAGTCCACAAGGGCGGCTTGGCAGTCGGCCAGATTGTCGATGGTGTAGGCAGTGGCCTCGCCGTTTTCTGCGTTCCACTCGTTTACCTTGTCAATCAGCTGCTGGAATCCCTCTTTTGTGGGGGTAATACCCAACTGCAAATTATCCAGCATCGTGAAGTTGGATTTCATGATGCCGTTAAAGGCATTCTGTACGGCTTCTTGGGTGTTTCCGGTTGCCGCCACAACGTCGGCTTCGGCGGTGATAACTTTGTCGGCGAGTTCGGCGGCGGCCTGCACATTGCCACCAAGGGCGGTTTTCAGGCCGGTTGCAAATCCATTCACCTGCTGCAAATAGTCGTTCTGACTCATTTGCACGGATTTGTAGGCGCTTCTCGCTTTCTCCGCCACAAAATCGTAAGCGTCGCCGAACATCCGCTGTGCGCCACCGGCCAACTGCTCATACCGCGCATAACTTGTGTAGGCCGCTTTGCCAACGTCTGCAACTATCTCGGCGAGCTTCTTTACTCCGGCCTTAATGGTATCACTAGCAAGATTAGCTTTCAGGACATCGGCAAATGTACTGGTTTTCTTTTCTGAATCCTTTAGCGAACGTTCATATTCATCTGCATTTAGTGTGATTGTCGCTTCAAGATTAAAAACGTTAGCTCCCATCCTGCCCACCGCCTTTCGTCACCAGTTTCAGCCCGGCATTTTTCACCACATCCGCAACGATATCCTCCGCAGACCGGTTTTCCTCCGGCTTCGGGCTGATGATATCCTCGTATCCGATAGATAGATACAATCGCTTATCACACCCCGCCGTGTTTTGCGTTATCATCTGGATACCGTCGGTAATGTAGCGCCGAAGAATTTCGCGTTCGCATTGCTTTTTCAACTCCATGGGAAGAATGGAGAGGTACGCCCTCGCCCGTACTCTGGGGAGGGCGCACAGTGCGCTGATTATTCGCTCTGCTCCCCACGCCCCCACGATTTGAAAAAACTCAGCAGTTCCTTATCGTTGGAAAGCTCCTTGATCTGCCAAAGCGTCGCCATGGTACTCTGCGCGGCCACTTCCTCAATGCTCTTTTCGCCCATGATGGACAAAATAGCATAAATGTCGGCGCGGTGCGTTTTCAGCAGCAACGGAACAACGGTGGTAATCCTCTGCGCACCAATCAGCATAACGCCGACTTTTGTGGAGTTTTTCTTGTCCACCGGCTTGCCGATGGCGTTCATGATTTCCTCATCAGAAACGAGATTCACAATGTGCGGGGTGATTTCGCACAGCACGTCCAGGCACTCGTCCGTGCCAAGTTGAGATAATTTTCTCATGCTTAGCCTCCTACATCGTAGCGGATTCGGCCTCTCCGGCCTTCACGTAAATTTCAAAAGGCGGTGTATCCTGCGCCGTAATGGAATAATGGCCGGTGAACTCGAACGCGAACTGGCCTTTGCTCTTGTCGCCGGTTTTCAGCTGGAAACCGCCAGTAGAAAGGCCGTTCAACATATGGATGGCCAGATAGCCGCCCTTTTTCGCGCCGTTTTTGTCGGAGTAATCGGCCACAAGCCAGATATCCTTGAAATCCTCGGTGGCAATATCGTTTCTGGGCGTGATTTTCCCGACGGCTTCATCAGCGGCGGCCACCATCGATTTTGCGTTAGTGGCGTTCACAGACACGAAAGTGCCGCTAAGCTTCACCTCCCAGCTTTCCAGCCGCTTCAACTCCTTTGTGTTCTTGGGGCAGTTATCGATATCCTCGCCGAAATCGGAGAAGCTGGGCGTTGCCGCAAAGGTCAATCCGCCGCTGGTAGCGCCAATAATAGTGCCGTCGGCGACTTCCGCCGTATCGGGCGAAAAGGCTGAAAGCAGAACACCGGCATTCAGAACAAGCTCCTTAAAGGTATCCTGCGGAATCTGTGTAAATTTCATTGATTTCCTCCTATATGGTATTGAAAATTGCGGCAACGTTCAGTTGCCGCAATTTGATGGATTGATCGGATTCAAATGTAGAATTGATGCACCACGGCTCACCGCGCATAAGCCAAACTGTGCCGGTATCACAAGGCAGCTGAATGCCTCCACGTCCTATCGCGCGGGAAATTTCCTCTGCCTTGGCGTTCGGTTCTGCCTCTTTCTCCGTGTGATACCACAGCTTTACCGTCAGCGAGTTCGCCATATCGCCCCACCCGCCGACGGAGACGGAATAGGTGAGGTAAGGCATTACGGTGTCGCTCGGTACCGCTGTATCCGGATACGCGGGGAGATTAAATCCGGAAAAAAACTTATAGAGCGCTTCTGTTGCCGTCATTTTGTCAGCTCCCATTTCTCGGCGGTAACCTGGCACATATCCAAAGTGCCGACCGCGGGTGCCTGCTTATCGCTCCCGTTGCTCGTCACCCGGAAAATTGCACCATCGGAAAGCCGCTTGAATACATCATGGAAAGAAAGCGGGTTCGCACGGCGGGTGGTAATGGTGTACACGCTGGTAACGCCCTCCTTCTCCGCGATTCTGGATTGCATGGAGGTATCCAGAATAATAGCCGCGTCGAACTCCGCGCCCTGTGCCCATTCCGTTGCCCAGCCGCCCTCACCGTCCGGGGTGCGCTTCTTTTCCATCAGTGCGCACGTGTTATTCAGGTAGTAGTCAAGCAAGCTCATATCTTCCTCCATATCCGTAAGCGCGACGCAAACATTGTTTTCCAGCTCGTGCTTTCGCCAGAGCCGGAAGAACTGCTTGCCTTTGTGTATGAGTAGCCACCGAAAGATTCGCTTTGATACGGGCTTTGTACGGCCTCGGCGTTCTTCTCCTGCCATGTGTTGATTTCTTCCAGAATCGCCAGCACCTCCGGCGGTACGCAGATTTCCGTAACGATTCCGCTGTAGGTTTCGTTCCGCAAATCAGCATCACCGTACATGTGAATCCCGTTATTCCTCCGGCTTCCTTCGATCAGGTAGTAATCGCCGGTTTCAAGGCCGGGAATAATGAGCCGGTTTGCGGTGATTTCCTCCCCGGTAAACTGCCAGTGCAAGCCGGGGAAGAAATTACGCAGGTACACAAGCAGCTCATACAGGCTTACCGCATGTCCCATGTGATTCCCTCCTTTACCGGCTCTTTACAACGGCCAGAATGTCCGCTTTGTTCATTGCGGCGCTGACCCCGGAAATACCGTTTTCTTTGGCGTACTCCAAAAGCTGCGCTTTCGTCATTCCGTCAAAGTCCACGGTCTCCGGTGCGGTTTTGTCAGCTGTCAGAGCCGCCCTTAACCCCCCGCCGGGGTGACAGTGGCAACGGCGATACCGTCCAGGTACTCCGCCCACAGCTTCATGCCCATGATGGCGTACATATCGCCGGTAGCCCGGGAGTAGTCGCCCTCGACATGTACGCCGATCAGGTTCGTTTCGCCCTTCACGGTGTAATTCAGCCCCAGCTTGGCAAAGTCGCTGTCGCTCGGGTCAACGTAGTACAGGTCAATGTTCTCAACGGGGGTTGCAATCACCTTCCCAGCGGCGACGTACTTGTCAGGCAGGAGGAAAAGGGTGTTGTAGCCCAGGAAGTTCTGAACATAGGTAAGGCCGAACATGGTCTGGGTGGTAATCTCCTTATCGCCCAGGTAGTCGTAGAAATCCATGATGTTGGCAAAACCAACAACCTCGGTCACGTCCTTGTCCATGCCCATGAACTTCGCAAGCACCTTGCCCTTTGCCTGTGCGAGCGCCAGCTGCCAGGTCTTGGGGGTCAGTGCCAGAGAGCCGGTAGCCAGGAAAGTGTAGAAGTCACCCAAAACCTTGTTTTGCAGGGCAACCAGGAAAGCGTCGTCCGTCTTTTCTACGGCGACCTCTGCGCCGTATTTGGCCACGCTCTCGATGGTAACGCTCTTTGCGTACTTGGCCACCTCGATATCGCCATAGGTGACGGGGGAAACCTTCATCTTGGTGAAGGGGATCTCGTCGCCTTCCGCTACGGTGGCACCGCCCTGCAAAGTACCGTCTACCTCTGCCTTGTAGGATACCAGTTTTGTGCCGGGCGCCTTGCGGATAGGCCGCATAATGCCCAGAATGGTGCGCAGTGCGTCCCAGTTATCGTTGAACCGGGTTACAAAGTCCACCTCTCGCGCGGACGTGGTGAACTGTGTGGAAATCGTTACGTTTTCTTTTGCTGCCATTTGTACAGCTCCTTTCAAAAAAGTTATTTGTTTTCGCTTGCCATGCTTTCAGCAAGCGCGGCCTGCCTCTCAGCGGTGGACAAAAGATACCGGCCTTTATCGTCCTTTTTGTAGATTTCAGCGCGGCTCTTTACGCCACCAGAGGTGTCAGGCGGGGTCTGTGTTTGGGTGCCGGTGGTGGTAGTCTTGCCGATCAAGCCCTTGTAATCGCCGGAAAGCAGCCCATCAAGTGCGGCGGTATCTTTGATACTTTCGCCGTCCAGCTTCAGGCCGTCAATTTCGGCTTTCGCTCCACGGATTACCAGCCCCATGCTCTCGGCGGGAATGCCCTTGCTCTGGAAGTACGCCCGTGCAGCCTTTTCCTTGGCGGCGGCGCTCTCCTTTGCGGCAACTCCGTCTTTGAAATCCTGAAAGGCTTTCTTTTCCGTCTCGTACTTGGCCTTGTAGCCGCCGTCAGCGTCTTCCTTTTTCAGATCATCCAATTCCTTTTGAATGCCAGGAAGTTTCTCAGCGTCGGCCTTGTACTTCCCGATATCGGCTTTCAGGCCGTCCACGGTATCGGTGTGTGCTTCAATGATGGTGTCTACCTGTTCGTCGGTAAGCCCCATCCCCTTCAAAAGTTTGCGAGTTAATGCCATTGTTTCAGTCTTCCTTTCTTCGCCCCTATTCTTCGGGGACGACTGTGATATAAAAGCCGCTATACTTCGCGGGTTTTACCGAAATAAACAAAAAAGGAGCCGAACAGCACGCAAAATCTACGTACCGTTCGGCTCCGATTGCCCATTCCTGCGCCCAATTACGCAGGAGAAGAATATTTGATTGTTTTCTTTACTTCGAGGACTATGTAGCCGTCGCCCTTGCGCCGTATCTCCACATCGTTCCCACGCTTTATAATAGCCTCTATGGCCTTTATGATTTCGTCATTATTCATTTATTGCCCCTCAAATCGCGTCAGCGTTTTTGAACGCTTCCATAAGTTTGGGAAACTGGATAGCGAAAAAATCTACCATTTCCTCGTTTTGTGCCCATTCGGAGTTTTCCGCAAGGCCACTTTCAAAGAGAAAAGCATGGATAATCTCATGCCGCTTGTTCTTTCTAATCTGAACTTGTAAGTTTTTCTTACAAGTTCGGTCTCCGACGTGCTTACTATAGCTATCCACAACCAGTTCTTTGCTGGTTTCGTCGCAAAATCCATCGCATCCCGCCAGCCGCGAATCTTCGTCTTCACAGCAGACGGAAAGTGTGTATTCAGCCCCAAGCGCATTTATTTTTCTGGTATCCACGCCACGTCAACCTCCTTTGCTAAGTTCGTCTTCCAGAATGTTCTTGTATGTTCCCTGATGATCGGCGATTGACGGCTTAATAAACGGGTGCGCCCGGTTGCCAGCTGTCCAATGCCAAATCCCTTGTGCGTCCTGGTATTTCCACGGAGTAGGACGGCCTCCGCCTCCCTCGGCGTATTTGCCCGTTCCCATTTCCTGGTAAATGGCGTATTCGGTAGGCGTTCCAACAATGGCTTTCTTCCCATCCTCCACGGTATGTGTAATGCTGTTGCGCAAATTCCCAGTATCAACGGGGCATAAATCCTTTGCATATTCCTCAGCTTTTTCGCCACACCGCCACAAGCCGCGCTCACGCGCTTCACCAAGGGCGCGGAGGATTTCGTCGGAGTTGTCCACAAACGTAACGCTCATCTCTTATTCCGCCGTTTCTTTTCCAATTCTTCTTGCAGTTTTTGCCACGCCTCGGGCTGGTTGTACTTCATATTTTGGAACTCAGAGAACGTCTTCGGTGCTTTTTTACCCAGAATCTCCCGGCATTCTGCATATTCCCGTTGGTCGGCCTGGTAGTTCTTCCCAGCCTTTACCATGCCCGCCCATTTTTCCGGGGGATACTGCGCTTTCTTTTCGTCGTACCATTCTTTGTACGATTTTTTCTTGATAAGCTCATATTCCCCGGTTTCGGGATTCTTCACGCGCATCATGTGGCGCTCCGCTTCCAGATCGTCGTCCGTGGCATTCACCACCGTGCAGCGGCAATTATACAGCTCATGCCCAGGCGCTCCTAACGAGCCATCTCCGGGGAACATCATCTTATAGCCGCCGACATCAAACGGCTGATCGTAGTCCACAATCTGATTGTCTGCCATACCGTGATCGTGGCGGGTGCGCAAATCCTTTGTGGCTACCCACTTTTTCTTGGATTTAATGCCCCACATTTCGTCAGCGGCGGCGTAGCTGTCCATTCTACCGGCATTCTGTGCGGCGGTAACTGCCGTTCTTGCCGCTCGAATGGCGCTTACACGGCTCATTGTGACGATTCTGGACTGCAAATCATCGGATATCTGCTTGATGCTTCTGCCTTGCAATATGGAGCCTGTAACGCTTGCTGTAATCTGCTGCTTTCCAAAAGCCAAGTCAATGCCCCGCTTTAGCGCAAGCCTTTCGGGGTAGTATGGCATTACGTCCGGCTGCTCCACAATTAAGCGCTTTACGGTCTGCTCGTCAAAAAGCGTAAAATCCGCACTCGGGTGAACGCTCTCAATGGTATAGGCGGCGTAATTCCGATTCAGTGAGTAGATTCCAGGCGTAGCGTCGTTCACATAGGCAAGCGCCACCTCTTTTGCTTCCGTCGCACGTTCGGCCAGCTTGTCCCGAAGCGCTTCCAACCGTGCCCCGCGCCCCATCTGGTTCAGTCGCCATTGTTGGTAGTCCTTTTCAGTCCACTCCTTACCGTTGCGCTTCTGGCCTATCAAGTCCTGCATCTTCTTATCCTGATCGGCAAAATGCTTGAAAAAAGCATCTATTTCCTCTTGCAGTTCTTTGGCCGCCTGAGAATATACGGAGTTAATGCGGCGTTCCAGATCGGCAAGCGCCCTATCGGTTCCTCTATCGGCTTCATTCGGTCTGGCCATCCTCATCACCGCCGTAAACCGTATTTATGTCAGCGTCCGCTTTCCTTTTCAGGATTTCCGGCACTTCCTCCGGCAAAAGAAACGGGAGGTGTTTCAGAACCGTTTCTTCATCAAGGAACGCAGCCGCCGAAAGCACCATATTTGTTTCCTCGGTGCGATTTATTACCTTGTTCCACGTAAATTCCGGCTGTGGATTGCTGATACCAGCAACAGCGCAAATCTGCCGAATGAAATCTATCAGGAAATACTCGAAATCGGCGCATTTGTTGTCTTGCGGCTGGTACGCCGCCGAAATCTCTGTAGCCGTTTTCTCAGCGCCCGCCAAAGCTGTAACGTCAAGCATCTGGGCATCTTCATACAGGTCACGCCGCAAGATATCCAGCATGGTTTTTCGGGCTTCTACGGGAACATCAAGGGTGTGAGCCTCTGCTGCTGTTCCATCGGCGCTATCTACCACATTGGCCTTTACGCTCTTCATTCTCTGAATGAACTGCGCCAAATCCTTATCATCCATAGCGCCGGTATTGTGCAGAATCCAGTAAATTCCGCTGGTATCGTCGATTTGGTTAGCGAACCCGGATTTGATGAAATCATAGCAGTCGATGGAGCCACGCAACCCAACGAGTTCGCTTTCGTGGGTATCGTTTCCATACAGCACAGCAATAGGCAGGCGGGTATAATTCTCGTCGCAGACATCCACAACGCCCAAGGCGTTGCGCAGTTCCTTGTGGATATACGCGCGTTTATTTGCAATCAGGTGCGCGTCGTCGCTTCCCTCTGCGCTCCATTCGCTAACGCCGTCCAGCTCGTAAAGCGTAGCCCGGAAAACTGTTTTTTGGCCAGTTTCCCGGAACCAGTACCGGATTCCGGCCATCAGCTCCGACGTTTTTTCATCCAACAGCGGAACAAATCCCGGATTCCCAGGAGTATCGGCGAACGAAAACACTTCCAGATGATCGAGATTCCAATAGCCGTAGGAAACGCCCTGCGCCAGTGCCAATTTTGCCGCCGTTTGCAGCTTATTGTCGAAGCCCGCGCCCAGCTTTTCCTTCTCGTCCATGCTTACGCCATTAGCGCAAATATAGCCCGCTTCCTGCATCACCAGCCGCCGGAACATTAGCGTTTTAAGCCGGTAGTCGCTGCTCCAAATATCAGGAGTTTTGTTCCCGGATAATGTGAAAAGGAACTTCTGGAATTTCTCAATGGTGATATTATGCTTGTTATAGTACGCCATACCGTCAGCGGCATCTTTGTACGCCTTGCTGCTCTGGTGCTCCTGCACTGCATCACGTATGAATTTCCCGGTAGTTCCCTTTGCAATGGCTTCTTCCAAATCTTGATAAATCTTCATGCATTTTCTCCAATATGTGAATTTACTATTTACAAGAACGCAGCCGCCGCCGGGCAAAGTTCCGTTTCCTTTTTGCCCCATAGCCGCCTAACGACGCAAGCCAGGCTATCCGGCGCATCATCGTGTTCCGCTTCCTCGTTGTAGTCGCAAATCTGATTGATATAGGCTTTGTCCGTTCCTTCCACAAACACAACGTTTTTCCATTCAGGCTTTAGCACGCTGGAAATCTTCTCAAATTTATTCTGATTTTCGTGATATTCCACGCACCGTTCGCCCATTCGCCGCAAATCCTTTGCCAAATAGCCTTTATCACCGTTATTTTCGCAGTAGATCACGCCAGCATTAAAATTCTTTCGATATCGGATAATGTCATTTTTGCAATCGTCTACATGCTTTCTCCACATCTTTCCGAATACGTAATATTTTCCTTCCTTTTTGTGGCAAATTGTGAGCGCGGTGTAATCCTCGCCGCCATAGGCCGCGTCAACGTGGCAAATCCCCTGCTCCGCAAGGGCAGGGTCAGCGCCGGTAACAGGGTCTGTGAAAATAATATCGTCGGATGCAATGTGCCGCAGTTCGTAGTTTGCAGCGAAGAGGGAGGCCGTCATGCTGCCCCTAATCTTGGAAAGCGTGTCTGCGGATATAAGTCCTGTCTGGTAGCAATCGAAGCATTCCGCCTCCGGCATCAGCGTAAAGCAATCTTCCTTGTGCCAAGGCGTACCAGTGTTGAATATTCTGCCGCCCCGGTTCTTAATGTTCTGCAATTCCTGGTAGATGATCTTCGTATGGTCACGCTCTGCTTTGGAAATGCGATCTTGAACGTTTACAATATCGTCTGTAAAGATAATATCGAAGTGTTTACCAGTCAAAGAGCCGGAGATACCGCAACCGTAAAGCTGCACCGTGCCTTTTGCATCGTTGCCCAGATTGGTATTGATTTCTACGGCGGACGCAGTTGTCAACGCAAGCGGCCTACCGTGAATCAACTCACATAGCGCCTGCATATACGGGGACATAAGAATATTCTGGACCTGCCGGATGACTTCCTTCACGTCGTTGTCCGTTTTGCGCATGAACATGATTTTTTTATTCGGAAGAAGTACGATTAAGCAAGCAAGGGCAATGGATACGCAAGTCGTTTTGTAGCTGCCTCGATGCGCCTGCAAAGTCTTGTCGCTTTTTGTGCGAATCATCTCCCGCATCCATGCATTGTGCAGCTTTACGTTTAAGTCTTTGAAGCCTACCGCCCATCCAATCTTGATTGGCTCATCCCTCAAAAGATGAACCGCTTCCGCTCTCGTCATCCTCCAACACCATCTTTTCCAGCTCGTCCAGAGCAATGCCCTTTGCATCGGCTACGGTCACGTCGATGTTATCGCGCTGCCCCAAAAACTGTTTGCCGAGGAAGATTGCCATTGTAGCGTTCTTTTCAGCCAATCGCCACTGACTTCTCCGCAGCGAAATTTTCCCCGCTCCTCGCTTTTGCTTAAATACCTCGGAAAAACTGGCATGATAGGTGCGTTTGCACCAACTATCCAATGTTTTATCGGTCACGTCAAACCAGCCGCAGATTTCCTCAAGCGTGCATTGCAGGCCGCAGAGGTTCTCGAACTGCTTCTGATCTATTTCCTTTCTTGGCCTTGCCATAAACACCCTCCTTTCTACGCTGGCGTTTTATAAACTTCTCCATGTCCCGCTTTAAATACGGGCTGTCTGTTTTGGCAATGATCGCCTGTGCTTCTTCAATCGTCATTTCCCAAGCCTCGCACGATTGTCCATTCCCGCTCCGACAACTCCCAAATATCCGTGTTGACCTTTTCCGCAGCAGCCTTTTCCGCAGCAGCCTTTTCCGCAGCAGCCTTTTCAGATAGCAAAAAGCCGGAGCCGAACAATCCTTTCCCCGACGCTTTCTGTGCGTCAAGCGCGCGGATAAAATGTGCATCTCTTCCGCTAATTTCAAGGCTTACGCCGTGAGCTGCCATATAACACAGCATTGTTGCTGTCAAAACCTCGTCTGGATATGAGTATTTCGGCAGTTCTCTGTGCAACTTTTTGAGATTCTTTTTGTTCTCGCCATCCAGTATTTCTCTTAAATCAGCGGCAGCAACAATCTTATTGCCCCCCATGTTGGTAACAAACGACGTATTGACAGACGCGCCATTTTCATACACAACTCCGCACCCGCACGCCACATAGTTTGCCGAGCCGCGCATAATTCCGAGAAGCGTAAGCGTTGGAGCAAACAGAAAGAAGTTGATTCTCTTGCTTGTGTACCACTCGCAGATTTCTGAAATAATGGAAAAAGGCGGATTGTCTATCACAACACACCCGAAAGGGTATTTCTCGCTTTTATAATCTCCGCCCGGATAAAACGGGCGCACAATCGCAGCACTGCCAATTTCGTACTTCTCCGCCACCCAATCTCTTACTGCGTCGTAGATGTTATCCGGCGTGTAGCAATCGTCCGTTGTTTTCTTCGCTTCAAACTTTTTCAGAAACTCTTGATATTCTTCATCATCGTCCGAAAGTTCCCCGCGCTCCATGCGTTCTCTAAATTCCTGTTCGCGGTCTTCGTTAGTAAGTTCCGTTTCGTCGGTATCTTGGAAATCCCAGTCAAAGTCGAACGCCGACAGGTCAAGACCGGGCAGCTCATCAGCCAGAAGGTCAAAGTCCCAGTCGCTTTCGTTGCTCTTATTGTCCACCAGCCGGAGGGCGTTCACTTGTTCCGGCGTCAAATCGTCCATACTGACACACGGCACCTCGTCCATGCCGAGCTTTTTTGCAGCCAGCGCGCGGCAGTGGCCGATGATAATCACACTGTCCTTGTCAATCACAAGCGGCTGCACAAATCCGTACTGCTTGATGCTCTCTTCCACATTGGCAATCTGCTTTTTATCGTGCTTCTTGGCGTTCTTTGCATACGGAACAATTTCGCTAAGCTTTTTCTGAACGATATTCATATCTCAACGCCACCCTTCATTTTGATATTTTATAGGCGCGAGGCCGATTCAAACGGCCTTCTGTTGGGGAGAGTGAACCCAACTCGTTTTCTACCGCGCCATGCAAAAAGAGGCTCAGGAACAATCCCAAGCCTCTTGCGCTTTTTCTTTTTTACCAGTATAGCACATTCAAACCGAAAAATCGTCTCATTTTTTTCTCATTTTTCAGCTTTCAGTCTGCCCATACAGGCACAGCGTGAAATGCCGTAGTGCTGAATCCCGGCGGCGGTAAACCTGAGCTTTTTCAATCCCAAATTCTTCGCACAGCCTGTCCACATTTCCCCTCGCGGGCTTTATGTAGAATCTATCCAGCACCTTCCGCTCATCGTCTGTGAGGGCTTCAAGCCCGGAATCCACAAGCGACACCCATTTTCTCGCCTGTTCCAGCGACCGCGCCAGCTCCTCACGGTGAACGATATTCGATAGCATCATATCTTCCCGGCCGGAGCCACCGCCGCTTACCGGCGTACCGTCAGCCGTGGCACTTCGGATACTCTGCATAGCGGATTCTAGCCGCGCCATTTCTTCGGGAATGCTTTTCAGGGACTGTTTCTTTGCACTGTACTCCTTTAGCTTTTCAATGGCTTCATACTTCCAGTTCATTCCGTTCCTCCTTGCATATCTTATTAAATCCCTGTATGGAGCACAGGGTGAGATAGTCCGGTTTCTTGCTCATGATTCCCTCCGATTACAAATTCTTACAATATCGGCAATGTAATTTGCCTCGTTCCGGGAAAGCAAGAGCTTGCCCATCAGCAGCTTGATAAAGCGCTTACGTGTCATGCGTAGCTTTCCTCCCCTTTTTCTTTTCTGCAATCCGTTTTTTCTCCGCTTCTTTCAGGGCGTTAAACACCATGACGTAAATATCCATTGTGTAGTCAGTGTTCACCGGAATCAGCGGGGCGATAAAGTGCCAGCAGTCCATGTAGGTGAGTTCATTGCTCATTCTGATTTACCCCCTTTCGACCCGCTGATAGGCTATAATGCGTTTGATCTTGTCGTAGCTTTCATCTATTGTTATAAAATCCTGTGATGTATCATCAGGGCTGGTAAACGCAAAATAAATCTGCGTCCCGTTCTCCGTTGGCCATATATCCTCCACCCAGTCCAGATTAACCAGCCGAGGCTCGCCCTGCCGATGCACCTCGATAAAATCAGCCATTCTCTGCGCCTCCTTTCTTTCGTTCCCCGTAGTTGCAAAAGCCGTTCATTTCCACGCAAACAGCCTCGCCCTTGTAGCCTCTGACATTTGGGTAAGGCTCGGTATGCAACATACACATAGGGTTTTCGTCTCCCTGCCGGTGGATGCAGTCCCGGCAGCGGACGGTATGGAGCGTTTCAATGAACCCGTCTGCGAAGCCTGCATCATACCCCGCCTTGTACTGCCCTCTGTCATATTTCAGGGCTTTCAGAAGTTCTTCCCGATTCACCCGGATACCAATTTTTATAATCGCCTGTACTACGGCATCTCCGATAGCATCCTGGAAGTCGCTTAAATTCAAGCTGGCAGGTGGGGTGTAGCCGTTAAGTTCTTCCATTTTGTTCCTCCTTTCGCTCCCCATAACTGCAAAAATCATTGCCGTCTACCTCGTTAGGGAGCATGCCCTCCTCGTAGTCCCAATGATAGCAATACCCATATGGCATCTCGTCCGGATATTCAGGCATTCCGGCTGGATACTTACCTTTTTGCTCGAACGCAACGCAATCCTTACACCTGACAACGGGGACGGCGTCCACGGTGGGGGCATTCCGGATTATCTCCTTTGCTATAATATCTTCGTCGGAAACATCAAATTGGAGTTCCAATTCCTCTGCATCAATTAAGCGTGGCATCTCAAATTCTCCTTCGCAAGCACTTTTTCAATGGGAAGCCCTCGGTAATATCGGCTGGAAATTGTACTCCTACTCATTCCTAAAGCCTCTGCCCACTCTCCTACAGTGCGGTTTTCGCCCATGTACTTGATTCTCACCGTGTTTCTCCGGTTATTCGCTTGTTCCTTTGCTGTTGCCCAAGTGCAATTTTCAGGAGAATAATCAGCGTTGACATTTATTCGTTCCAACGACATCCCCGGCTTATATTTTGAGCCTTTTACCCATTGCTCAAACAATTCGATATCATGCCATTCTTCGCAAACAGCAATACCACGTCCGCCATACTGGGGGTAATTATGTGCTTTCTTCCTGTAACATCTGTCCATCATCGAATGATAACTACCGTACCACGGCTCTTTGTAAAATGATCGCCCCTCAATCAACCTCATAAAAATCCTCCCTCCGTGGCATCTCTTTCAGCCAGCGTCTGACGGCAAAGAACCGAATGCGTGGCGGCTGATTCTTCGCCCACCGCTCAATAGCGGCGGCGTAAGCAATTCTAGCGTTAAGGCGCTGACGGTGTTCTTGTCTTTCACTCATTCCCAATACCTCCATTTTTCGTAAGATATTTAATTTCTTCTTGCACCAGCGTTCGGTTGCTCATGATAATATGTGATTCTGTAACCCTGTTGGGGCAAGCCACGCACTCGCACTTGTAGGGAGGCTTGCTCTCGTTCCCCCCCTCTGCACAAGCATTGGTAATTGAAGCAGTCTGTCACTTCCCGTCACCCCTTCGGCGGATAGATAGGCTTCCAGTGGGTAATCCGCTCATCCCACGCATCCCAGAAAGGGAATGGAGCAATCCAAGTGATTCCATCCCAGATGCCAGTCATGGCCTTCCCCCCAGTAGTCCAAACATAGACCGCATCGCTGTAAGTGTAATCCAGTCCTATTCCTGCTTTTTGGGGTTTCAAATCCGGCAGCCTCTCGCTGCACGGAATCCACCTCATCCGCTCCAACGCCTCCATGCCCATCCGGCAGGCTTCGTTCACCTCGTCCATTCCGTCGTAATGCTCCCGGTGTTCCGGGTTCAGAATTTCAATTGCTCGTTCAACTTTCATCGTTTTCCTCCTTCGGCAATTCTGGAAGCGGCATCCAGTGGGTGATTTCAACATCGTCATCCACCTGATCTGTTTCGTTCACGCCGTGCTCTGCAAGCAAATCTTCGCAAACACTCGACCACCAATACCAAGCCTCCCTGTAATAGACAGCAGTCGCTTTTTGCGGAACGTCCTTCATGTACCGGTAGTACGGCGCTGGGTTGTGATTTACCCACACCACATTTACAGGCTCAAGTTCCTCCGGCAACCTCTCGCTGCACGGAATCCACCTTTGCCGTTCCAACGCCTCCATGCCCATCCGGCAAGCCTCATTCACGGGGTCTATACTTTCGTAATGCTCCCGGTGTTCCGGGTTCAGAATTTCAATTGCTCGGTCAATTTTCATGATCATCCTCCAATTCCATTTTTGCGCCGCAATGGCAATATGGATTATTCTCTGGCTTGTTAAAGCAACCAAATGTCTCAATGCGGCCACACACGGAGCATTCGTATTCCCCACAAGCTGCCATTCTGCGAACAAGTCGCCATTCCCCATGCCGCACCGGCTCCACATCGGCGGCGGGAATCGCTTCAAGTTTATCCAACATTTCCTGCAACATATCGTACTCATCTGCATCGGCTGCAAACTTTCTGCCCCATAATCCAGCTGGGCATAGCTTCTTTTGCTCACCTTCGATTACCACACTCGCCGCCTCCCGGCTGATGTAATCACTCATTTCAATTCCTCCACATAGCACCAACTCTGGGGCGGGCGTTTAATTGTCCGGCCATCACATTCCATTTTGGTGTAGTTGTAATAAGGGCATTCCCCACACCCAACCTCAATTTTACATAGCCCCTTGAACGCGCTCAGCGGTTTCGGCGTATCGTAGATTTGCAACTTGGAAATGTGCCAGCCGTACATTGCCTCCCTTCCGAACGCATAATACCGAAATTCTTTCTCTGTCAGACATGCAGATTTCAAATCCTCGTCGGCAATCTCCCACCAACTATCACCGCAGTCGTAATCCATTCCGATTTCCGGGTGCGGGCAGTAATCGTAGTTGTACGTTGCTATGTTGTCACATGTGAACTCTCCGGCAACATGGCCGTTGAAAACATCCCAGATTCTGTCTGCTTCTGCTCTGCCATACCCCGAAAGACGGGTAAACTCCGTACACCAATCACCCCGGAAAACATCGCCCCACACAAGGAACGGCCTTGTGTTTGTGCAGTATATATAGCACTTGAAAGGCGTTTCCAAATATGGTTTTGTCTTGCGAACCTCGATTGTCTTCCGCCCGTTGGCAATCTTCTCCACCCACTCCGGGCGGATGCTGATAAGTACAGCTTTAGCCATTGTCAGCCCTCCGGTTCCAGACCTTAATTGCTTCATATTTGTTTTTGAAATACCCAGTCCATGGATTTACAGGGCACGATGTGGTATCATTGACGCACTCGACAAACCACATTTTTCCTGACCGCTGCACCTGACCATAGGTGCCGCAAAACGGGCAGGGCTTCAATTTGACTTCGTCCATGGTTCATCCCTCCGGTTCTATGTTCCCTGGCATTTCGACTATTCTCCAGTCCTCTTGTCTTTTCTGCTCTGCCAAAATCTGTACTAGCGGTTCCTTTTCGGCGCATAGAGCGTACTGTTTCCACCTATGCCCCTGAAACGTGCGGTTCTTGGTCATCTCCTCCCGGGGTATAAACAGCTGCTTGTATTCAAGCGCAAACATTGTTATCTCCTTCCCGCCCGGGTTGCCCCGGGCTTGTGTTATCCCCACTGTTCCGCCATAGGTAGACAAACTGTATGATTTGTAACTTTTCTCGCCCACTCGATAAATTCCCTTTGATCCATATTGTTTTTGGCTCTGTTGCATATTTTGCAGCACGGAACAACATTATCAATGAAGTATCCTCTTGAACTGTCGGTACGGTCTATTCCATTGTGGTCATATCCCTCTTTGCAATTTTTCGTTACTTTGTGATTACTATTTATTGTTCCACAGTAAAAACACGGCTGCTGAATGAGGCGCTCGACATCTTCGTAAGATAATCCCCATGCAAGCCCTCTGTCTCTCGCGTGACGCTTATATTGGAGTATGATATGGTTAATAACTCCTCGATTATTTGGCAGCCTGCTTTGCTTTGGCAGGCATCCACAAGATTTTGTGTTTCCACTTTTAAGATTGTGCCCAAGTACAGAAACCTCGTTCCCGCAATCGCACTTGCAAAGCCACCTTCTTTCAGTCGTCCCACAAGGCTTTTTATGTACGCCGTCCTGTCTCAAAATCACAAGTTTCCCAAACCTATCTCCAACTTGAAATGCCATCCGTGAACTCATCTCTTATGTCACCTCCGTACTGTTCGGCCATAGCTTTTGCAATCCCGGGGAATGTTTTGCTTCGCTCTTTTGCGTGATTGCTACCCAACCACCATATCCTGGCTCTTTCTTTTTCGGGGAGCGTCATCATGTACTCATGCACATTGTCCGTTTCCTGTAACAGCGGAAGATTTTTAAGCCACAAGGCCGTCTTTTTCTGCTCAGGATGACCGAATTGCCATGGATTGATGATTTGATCGGGTTTGCGATAGAGCGAACTCATAACACAAATCGGATTTTCTATTGCGATTTTTTCAACATCCGCTTCTGCGAACTTCAAGAAAAAAGCGGCGGCTTCATATTTCAAACTGAGAGGTTTAACCCCTTCCTTAAACCATCTTGCACCTGACACCGACAAGTGGGTACACGGCGGGTGTGCAATCAGCAAATCCCACCGACCCACACTATGCACCTGTCCGTCCATGGTGACGATTGTGCCGCCCTTGATGGCTTCCAGAGCGTCACCCAAAATGTGCCATTCAGGATGCCCGCCGGACGGCTCCTGAATATCGCAGGAATAGGCTTCATGCCCCCGCGCCCGGAATGCCTTGCACACGGTTTGCGATTCCTCGCAGGCTATCAGAACTTTCATTTCCCATTTCCTTTCTGTTTTCCTTTATTCCCCCGAGGGGCTTTCCCCCACCTGGGCGGGGTGCAATTCCGCTTCACCGGCTTGAAACAGCCGTACATTTTCGCCTTGCTCATGCTCAAAAACAATCCCCTCTCTCACCAAGTCCGGGTGTTCGTACCGGAAAAATTGGCGTTGTTTTTTGTGGTTCCCAATTGATTTCATGATGTTTTTATTCCAGTTCTCGATGAAATACGTTTCCCATGCCTTGCAGCCGTCCCCGTTGGTGGGGCAATCGTCCCGCGTGCAGTTCCTGCAAAAGGGGCTTTCCGAATCGATGTACTGGCCGGGGCGTTCCTTTTCCCCGCCTACTTCGTTTTTCATACTCCACCGCCTTCCGGTAGCTTTTCAAATTCCATCTTCCCGGCCATCTCGGCGATAAAGCTCTTTACCGCTCCGGGGAGCTTCTGGTAATCGTCCTCCCGCTTCTGGCACACTTGGAACGATCTCTGGAAATTCGATGCAACCACGGACTGCACCGTTTCTGCGTCCATCAGCGCCCATTCCTTGAGCTGGGCTGGGCTTCCCACCGTCCGCTGTACCGCCGGAGGCAGCTTCCGAAACTCGTCATCAGCGCCGTATACGCTGTTTCTCAGCGCACCGGCAACCAACCCCCATGCCTCCATCTGCGTCATCTGCTGGGGCGACTGCATCCGATGGAGCATATCTTTCAGCTTCCCGATGGTTGGCATAAAGCCGCCGGTGTCCGTGGCTATGTACGCTTTTGCAGCGGCGGCAACGGCCTCAAATGGCTCCTCGGAGAACATATCCGCCCAAAGATTGACTTTCACGTTTGCCGCCTCTTTGGACATCCCCCGGAAAGAATCGGGATAATTTGCCTGTAAAAGCGTGAGAATCTGGTACGCTTCCTGTTTATCCATTCCCAAATCCCTCCCTGTACATCCCCGCCAGACGGTCAACGCCGCTGGTATAGCCGCCCGGCTTCTGGTTTGCCGCAGGTCTAGCCGAATTCTGCTCCCTGGAGAGCCAGGAGTTGACAAAGCGCATGATCCCGGCTTTTGTTTTCCTGTTTTTGGGATTTGCCAGAAGCCAGCCACGCATACTCCGCAACTGCTGAGCTACATCCACGGCGGGATACAGGCCGGACAACTCGGCAACCATCTCCACGGAAATCTCATAATCCGTGCCGTCAACCAGCGGAAGCACCGCCGCAGGCGGGGGGCTGCTCGGCAGCTCGCCGCAAACCTCCGAAGGAGGTATATTATCCTTTGCCTTTTCCTTTGTCTTTGTCTTTTCCTTTTCCTTTGTCTTGGTATCATTCGTACACGGTTGTTCGCCGTCGTATACGTCCGTATTCCATCGTTTTCGGATGTTATCGGAGTTTTTCTTACACCGGCTGTCGTATGTTGCCTTATCTCGGTCTATCTGTGCTTTCAAAGTTGGAAATACGAATCTTTCATTACCACGGAGTTGCGGTGCTTCGCCCGTCTTGCTGTATATTAGGCAAGCCGTGAAAAGCCTCCCCCTCTCCGTGTCATTCAGTTCCTCCATACTGTCCAGATAACTGTGATAAGCGCAGAAATATTCAATCGCCATTATCTAATCCTCTTTAATGATGGAGTACCGCGCGAAGCACGTCCGCTCCCCGTACCGGTTCTTTCCGGTGACGGTTTCGCTCTTAATGGGTACGCCCTGCGCTTTCAAATCCCAAATTCTAGCACCCAGCCGGTAACAGCCGTACTCGGTAACGGCCTCGGCTTGGGTGATACTCCCATAGTCTTGCAAATGCCGCAGGATACGCTCACACTGTGTCACGGGGTGCCTCCTCTCCGGTGAGGCGAACCGCCACGCATGGGCGGGTGCCGTACCTCTTGCAGACTGTGGCGTCTGTGATAGCTGCATCATCCTTGTAGGCGATACCGTTCAGGGCATCACACACAATCTTTCCTATGTTGTCCCAGTCGGGTTTCACCATGGGAAGAATCCGATTGTCAATCGCTTCGGCCTGCTTGCGCTTGCTCCACGAATGGGGAACGGGGTAGATTGCCGCAATGTCAACCCGGATAGTGCCTGTGAACTTTGCCCCGTGGGCTTCGCACTGGTATGCCCATGCCACCAGCTTTTCATAGTCCTTCGTTTTCTTCGGGGTGTATGTCTCACCGTTCTGGGTGAAGCGGGGGCGCTCCTTCCCTTGCGGAACGCCGGGAACCGTAAATTCAATCGTCACGTTTTCGCTCCTTCCTATTGATTTTCCGGCCTAGAACGGCAAGGCGGGGTCGTCTTCGGTGATCTCCTGATATCCTCCGAACCCCTGCTGACTGTATCCGTTGCCCCGGTTCGTCTGCTGTGGGACGCTGGGCTGCCCGTATCCGGCGTTTTGCGCCGTTCCGGTATTGGTGGTGTCCTGAGAATTGCGCTTACTGGAAAGCAGCTCAACGCTTGTGGTCACCACCTCGAACGCCCGGCGCTTGTTCCCGTTCTTGTCCGTCCAGTCCCTTGCTTGCAGCGCTCCGGAGGCGGCTACGATATCGCCCTTATGGCCGTACTGCGTCAGGTACTCAGCCCCCTGCCGCCACGTGACGAAGTCCAGAAAATCGGTGACGTCTTTCGCCATCGGCCGCTTGACGGCAAGGCTGTAGGAGCAAACCGCCGTCCCCTCCTGGGTTCTTCTCAGCTCCGGGTCGGCGGTGAGCCGCCCGACAAATTGACAATTATTCATGTGTTCTCCTTCCTGTAAATCAGATCGTTTTCGTTCCAGCCGGAATAAATGCCCATCAGGTACTCCCGGAAATACGCCCTCATTTCCATTCTTGCCGTGGTCTGGTCGTACCGGTTGTGGCATCTGGGGCAGAGGGTAAGCCCGTTCTGGGCAATGCCAAGCCCTCCCTGCGCCCGGGATATGTAGTGGGCGTTGCTCCATGCCAGAGGGGTAGGGGCGGGAGCGCCGCAGAATACGCAGCACGTCCAGCCGTCAATGCTGTCACGCTGGGAAATCGCCATTTTCTCGACCCGGGTGAAATCCCTCGCTTTGGTGTCCTTCCTCAACGCCATTCCTCCTTGAGCAGTTCCAGCTTGTCCGGGGGCAGGGTTTCAATGTCCAGCGCCTTGCAGTCCTGAATCAGATTATCGATCAGCCGCGCCATCTGTTTGGTATCGTAGGTGCTGGAACCGTGGTATGCCGCCAGGTTCCGGCACCCAGGCACCTGAGACGCGCCCAGGCTGTCCACCAGCCATCCAAGGCCGTTTTTCTGCCAGCTCCGTGTGAAGCGCTCCACATCCTGCTCCCGGACGCACATGGGCGTGTAATTGTCTCCCACGCCCCGAATGGCGTTCCGGTATACCTCTACCGGGGGAATCCCCATAGCGGCGGCAAGCTTGTGAATCAGTACCCAGGCATAGGCGTTTGCGTCCAGGCTCCGCTTTTCCCGGTGCTCTTTCAGGGATAAGTCGTAGGGCGCGGCCTTCATCTTTCGGATAAAGGCCATTGCCTTGCCCAACTCAGAACGGGAGGGCTTGACCATCAGCCAGCCGCCCTCAAGCTTGGCCTCGGTAAATGTAAGCTCCGTCATGATTGCTGCCACACAAACGCCCGAAGGTTCTTTGTGTCGTTGCGGATTGCAAGTCCGGTGATCCGCCCGGTCTTCTCGTCATAGGCGATTTTCTCAACGCTGAACTTGTCGTAGCAGTTGAACCTGGTCTTTCCGTTGAAGGACGATGCCTTGATCTCCGCCTTGTTGTTGGGAATCCATACAAACGGGGACGTATACAGTTCTCTTCCGATACCCCAGCGGAACCCGGCACGCTTGAAGGCGTCGCTTGCCTCGCCTTTTTTCTGGTTGCCTTCCTCGTCCTCGCGGCTTTCGATACCGCAGTCCCATTTCCATTGAATACCGCCGTTCTCCTGGATAATCCCGATACCGGCGTAGAGATTGCCCTTGATCTCCTTGTAGTCGTTCGTCCAGTTGCCCGCGCCTACCGTCTCGTCCAGCAAGTCCATATCCGTCCTTGCCGTCTTGTACAGCAGACACACCAGACCATTTTCCTTGACCTGTTTGATCTTGACCTCAATCTCGTCAGCGGTCAGAAACCGAAACATTCTTGCCATCGTCTTCCTCCTTAAATTCCAGCGGGCATTCATACCCAACTGTCGCTCTTGTATCCAGCAGATACTCCCCGGTCAACCGGCACTGCTTCCGGGCGTATGTTTCCATACACGGGCAGAGGTCACAGCACACATGCCCCTCCGGGAAATAAATGCTTGCCGTGGCTTTCTCGTACCACAGGCAGCTTTTTTTATCCGCCATAATCCACCTCAATCATAGGAAATCTCCCGCCATTCCTCCCGGCTGTCCATGCAGAGGTCGCAAATGGCATCGTCCCGGATTTTCCAGTATTTGTGCCCCACGGTTCTTCCGCAGCAGATGCACACCGGCCTTTTCTCGTCCGTTGCCTGGGAATCGTACAGATAATCGTAATCCGGATTCACACCAACATCATCCATTGACTTTCCTTTCTCCATTTGATATACTGTAAATGGAAGAGTTTTTATATCGCTTGCCGTCCCCGGTGCTGTAACATCGGGGCCGGCTTTTTCTATCAAAGAACAACCACGACGTGCCCGCTCTGAATTTCGGATTCCAGCGCCTTTTCCAAGTATTTCTTTACCGTATTCCGGGCGGAAAGCTTCCACATGCCACCGTCGGCTTCAATGAAAGAAATGTTTCTTTCGTTGATACGAATGAGAAATTGAGATTCCGGCTGCTCAACCTCCTGGAACGTGCGGTAAGGCCGTAACTTGATAATGGGTCGGATGGACGCATTGGATTGAAGGTCGATGCCCTTCTTGGTGACAACGCTGGTAGCAACGCCATTGTCGTTGTACGTGACTTTGCTCCCGGTGGTGATATCGGATAGCAGTTTCAAGGCATACTCCGTATCCGCCGTGGGCTGGAATCTTGTGCGCAGAGCGATCAATGCCTCTTCAAACGGCAAGGATACCTTCTCATTCCAGCCGGGAACATCGGTCGCATTTGCAGTATACGGGTACTCGCGGTTGTTACGCAGCTCCGCAGATGGATGGGTGAAGCACTTTACCGTTTTGTGATCGGGAATCGTGATATAAACGGTGCTGTACCTCTGTACCGCCTCCGTTTTTACAAACGCTACCATGGCGTCGAGGCTGGAAAGCTGGATATTATCTACAATTTCCAGATCAGGCTTCACCTCGGCATAGCTACCTTCTGCGTCCGCAATGAAATCATGGTTTCCGGACGTGAACAGGTGCGGCGCACATAGTTCCTGAATTTTTTCGATTGCTTCTTTCAACATTGTTTTTCCTCCTATCAGGCCATTTTGATTATTTTCAGAGACGCGGGGGCTTCCTGCTCTTCTCCGTCCATGGACATCTGCCCCGGAACCTGGGGCACCATTTCGACAACCTGGCACTCTCCAGTGCTGTCATCCCCAGCAACCCAAAGGGTTGTTCTCGCGGGCGTAGTAGGCGCAAGTGCTGATTTTACCGCAACGCTGACACCGATGTTCTGCCGATCATCGTCCGGTGTAAACTCGATTGTGAGCGTCAGCTTTCGTTTCTGCGTCGGTTTGGTGTTGGGGTCAAGGATATTATCAATGACTTTCGCCATCTCCAAATCCACGCGCTCCTGAAACGCGCCCCTTGCCATCTGCAAAATTGATTTTGGATCGTACATTAGAAATCCTCCTGTTTTTAAGATGTGTATCCTTTATCGCCCTCTGATGCAACGTCCGATACCGGCACCCATCAGGATAGCGCATACCCACATTGCGGGGACTGCCGCCTTGTCTGCCAGCAAATCCGCCTGCTGCCACCAGAAAAGCACCAGATTCAGCCCCGCATAGGGGAGCACCCGGAAAACGCATTCCCTGATATTGAACGGCTTCCGGTTCTCCGGCACCGGCTCCCACCGGGCATCCACGGGTTTATTCCTGCTTGCCATATCCTCACCCCCTGACCTGATGATTTCGGTGGACTACGTCGAAAAGCTCCACATTTTCGTCGTCAAACGCCTTGCTTTCCTTCGATTCCATCAAAAGGGATTCCCGCAGCCGGTCATTTTCCCGGCGTAAACGGCGGTTCATCTCCGCCATGGTGCGAAGCTGGGCAACCTCGTTCGGCATCATTTGGATTTCTCCTTGTAAGGCTTCAAATCCCGGTCATCCACGAACTGGAATTTCACCCCGAGACAATAGAGATTACCAATAGCGCTTATTGCTTCCAGCGTAACAATATCCCCTATTGCAAAGCTATGATGCGGGGTATAGCGTTTCTGTACAACCACAAACTTGTCTCCAACCTTGGGCTTGCCCTGTTCACGCTTGCTCTCTTTGGGCTTGTCCTCCTTGCGCTTCTTCTCAAAAAGCCGCTCAACGGCGACCCTTGCGCCCTCCGCTCTGCTGTAGGTATCCTTCGGATTGCACCGGACTTCTGCGGTCTTCACGTCCCGCCCGCCACGTTTCAGCGTGGCCGTGGTAATCATCCCGTCAAAGCGGAGTTCCACGGTGCAGGGTTCCCGCTCAGGCTCTGCAAGGCCGGAAATCCATTCATCCCTGAAAAAGTAGCCAGGAACGCCAAAACACTTGCAGAAATGCTTCTGAATCGGGTCCTCCGGCTTTGCATCCTCACTGTAGTAGTAGACGATGCCGAGTTCTTTACGCACCTCACTAATTGTGATTTCTTTTCCGAGAAATCGTACCATTTCGTCAACATAACTTCTGGAATCAGGCCGCTCGCTCACAATCCGCACCCTATCCCCCACTTTGTATTTCGCCATAAATAACTCCTTTCAATTTCGGCATTCTGCCGTAGATTTCAAATCACTGCCATTCCCTTGCAAACGCCCGTATCTCCTTCTCAGAGTACCCCAGTGTTTTCAGGATCACCGCCGGGTTGGGGTGGAGGGTGGTCACCAGCTTCCGCAGGACGCTTACCCGCATTTCGGTTTTCCCCTTTTGGTAGTTCAGCAGATTTTGGTACCCCTCGCCGATTCTTTCCCCAAGCGCCGACGCATTATCGCTCTGAATCCCCGCCAGGGGACAGCAGCGGTCGATTTCCTTCCAGAAATCCTCTGCCGCGTAGCGCTCGGCATACTGCCGGATTCTAGGCATTGTCTTTCCCCTCGCTTTCTTTATCTGCGGGCTTTACCTTGGGAGCAATGCAATCTACTAGCCCCCGAACGCTGTACCCCAACGAATAGCAGGCAAACGCCATTCCAATTATTGAAAGAATCGTGGAGGTACTCATGTTATTTCTCCCTTCTTCTGAGATTGCTTCTCTCGCTCCCGCTTGATGATTGCTTCCAAAGCGGCCCCCATCCGCTTCTGGATATTGGGCGGCTTCCGCTTCCCATTCAGAATCATGGAAATGTACGCTTTGTTCACGCCCATTTCGTTTGCCAGCTGCTCATAGGTGATCCGCTCATTGTGCATCCGCCCGATGAGCCGCCCCGTCCATTTTTCGGGCATTGTATTCCTCCTTTTAGTTAAAAATGTTGACTGCGGTGGAAAACCGTGCTACAATTTCATGCGTTCCCTGTGTAACAACAGAAAGGGGTGATTTGATGCGGAGCCATTGGCGAAGCAATCTTTTTGCTCTGGCGTTCCGAACTAAGGCAACTGCATGATGCGCATGGAGCACAGCAACCAGATATGCTGTAAGTGATTGGCACGGCTAAGAACCGTAAGACAATTTACGGATTCGGCATTTCTCCCGGTCTGACGCAACTGCCCGGGAGCCGCCGATAAAGTAATTTCGGCGCGTGCCGGGTTGCCGCCGTGTTTCGGTAAAAAATCTGGAGGAAAAGCGTCTGCGATTGTCCGCAGGCGTTTTTTCTTTCCCACCGCAGTCATTTTGTGGTTGCAAAAGTTAACAAAGTGTGCTACTATGTACTTGCGAGGAACAGAATAGCTTTGACGCAGGATTTTTTACCCTGGGTCTGGGGTTTTGTTTACTTTCGTAACTCACAGCGCTATTATAGCGTTAACAAACGTAACTGTCAACTGTAAAAGTGATAACGAACGCAACTTTGTCACATTGCACAAAATGCAGGAGTGTTAATTATGGCTTTTTACGAAAATTATGTTAAATTGTGTAATTCCGTTGGGAAATCCCCATCCGCTGTTGCCGTGGAACTAAAACTTGGCAAACCATCTGTAACAAGATGGAAGAACGGGGCAGAACCGAGAGACGCAACATTACAAAAAATTGCCGATCATTTCGGTGTAACCGTAGATTTTTTAAAAGGCGAAGAACAAACAAATTTTTATATGCGCTACTGTGAGCTGTGCGCAAACAAAGGAATTAGCCCTAGTGCTGCCGCGATTGAAATCGGGATTCGAAAATCAAATGTCACTTATTGGAAAAGTAACAGAAATAATCCTTCGGACGCGACCTTGCAAAAAATCGCCGATTATTTCGGCGTCACCGTTGAGTATCTCAAGGGCGAGGAAACAAAAAAAGACCCCGCCACGAATGGCGAGGTCAGCCCCGAAAAACGGGAACTTCTGGATTTAATTGATAGCCTGTCCGACGATCAGTGCGGTAAGCTTTCCAACATTATCAAGGAGGCTATAAATTTATTGTGAGATTAACGAAAGATTCCAAATATGTGCTGGATATCCTGATTGCCAATCCCCCGCTCGGGGACTCCAACACATACAACGTAATAGCTTGGATGGGCGTTATTGATGCAAAGAAAATTCACAGCTATTCAGATTATACCGGCATTCTGGCATACCTTGCCGAATGTAAATGTATCGAATGGGTGAACGACGCCCACAGCGATTTCCGCTTGACGGAGAAGGGGCGAAATTATAAGGAACTTCGGCACAAGGAATGGCGGTCAGCCATTTTCCACGAGGCAATCGGTTTTTCCTCGGCGTCTGTTCCGCATTGTTTGTGAAGTTTCTTACAGATTTGATTTGGTGAAAAGTGGACACAGGCACGCTCCAACCTGCATCCAACCAAAACAAATGGCAAGTCGCTTTGCGGCATTACACAGTGTTCGCACAGAATGCAGTTGGCATTAAGGCAGGAGTCTTTGACTTCGCTTTGCAGATTCTGGCATTTTTGAAGCAGTTCTTTTAGTTTTCGATTCTCTTTTCTGAGCGCTCGCTTTGTAACAAACATTTTACCCTCCTTAGCACATATGCAGCCTGTTCATCAGTTAGGGAAAGAATATTCTCCGCCAACTGTTCACGAATGTTCGGCAATGTTCTCCTTTCTTCCATTATATCACGGTTTACTCTGTTTCGCAATGCATTTTTCGTCACTGGCCGTTCCTCCTTTTATATTTAGAACAATTGTTTGCATAACATACAGTAGCACACTAAATGTCCAATAAACCGGACTAATTAGAAAAATGCACAAGAAATTTTTCTCTTCGTTGAAATTATTTTCCGAACGTGGTATTATTTTATTGTAGAATTTTATGGAAAGAGGTATCCACTATGAAAAAAGTAATTGCTTTTCTGCTTTGCCTTTGCCTGGTGCTGTCCGGCTGTGGCGCGTCCACGGCTGAGACGCAGCCAGAGACCACGGAGGCTACGCCTACAACGGTAGCCACGGAAGCGCCCACCGAATCGGAGACAGAAGCGCCCACGGAAACGGTCGCCGCCGAAGAAGGAACCATTGCGGAAACCGTGGTGTATGACGATGGCACTTTCAAACTCACGGCGAAAGAAATTGACTATTCCGATGACTACAGCATCAAAATAAAAGTCCTTGCGGAAAATAACTCTGATAAGAACGTTTCTTTCACTGGAACTCAATTTTCAGTAAATGGAATCACAATGTGTTGTGGATTACATGAAAATGTGGCTCCCGGCAAGAAATCAAACGGTTCCATTGATATTCCCCGTGAAAATTTGGAAAAGTACGGAATTAAAAGTATCGCAACTGTAAAGGCGCAAGATGCCTATATATACAACAAAGATGATAAGAAGACAATTACAAGATTCCAGTTTTCCCTTGAAACTTCCATTTCTGACGGATATGTGCAGGAAATTGATAAGTCCGGCCAAACCATATATGATAAAGATGGCATAATTATAAAGTACCGTGGAATTGAAACAGACTGGACGGATAACGAAATTCTTTCATTCTATGTAGAAAATAGCACAGATTCCGATATCAATATTTTTTCCGATGATGTTTCTGTAAACGGATTCATGATTTATGGTAGCATGGTTGCGCACGCATACGCCGGGTGCGTAACGTATGACGAGCTTAGTTTCCTATCATCTGATTTAGAGGAAAACGATATCGATTCTATAGAGGAAGTTTCTTTTTCTCTGCACGCATCCGATAGCGAAACGAAGAAGCGCCTGTGGACTACAGATGAAATTACAGTCGGGCGGGTGCCGCAGAAAGACGCCACTCCCAATACCGAAGCCGCAACGCCGGCCACTGAGGCGCAAAACGAAGATACAATAAAAATTGGTAATTTAATATTCCCCGTTGATAAAGATAGCACCATCAAAGAAGCGGGCGAAGGGCTTACAGATATAACATTGCCAGATGGAAACACTTATATTGGTATTTACGTGAGGCAATTCTCTGGGGATGAATCCGATATCATGCGGACATTTAAGCCAAAAACCCAGCATTCGGCGTGTGTAGAGGCTTTAGTTGGGAACAACGCCGCAGCAACCGACCATACAACCTGCAAAATCCTCGGCGCCACGATCAATCTTGATCTTGTCGCGTCGTCCGGCGGCCTTACGGGGATAATTGGAACATTTGATGATGGAGAATATATTTACACAATCATATATGCCTTTTCCGGCACGGGTTCTGCATCTTCGCACGGCGAGCAATTTGCAGAGTTTGCCAATGGCATCACCACGGAAAAAGAATCTCTGGAAATTACGTCCGTCAAGTGATGATTGCCCCGCCACCCGTGCCACAAGGTGGCGGGGCTTGCCGCCGGTAACGCCGTGTGTCCCTTGCCGGTTGCACTTTCACAATAGTTTTTTCTATTGCAAAAGTAAATACACAAATCGTAGAAACGAGTTGCGTACCGTAGATTTGCGAATCAAATTGAAGGGAGATCGTTAATTTTGTATGCGGAGGAACAAATTTCGACGTTGCAAAAGCTAGAACCGGAATTCGAGAAGCTTGTCGCGCGAATCAAGGCCGCGAAGCACCAGCAGTGCAAGACTATCCAGCAGCTCGCCGATGAAACAGGGATACCAAAAGCCACATTAAGCAGATTTTTTGCCGGTACGCTGATGCACCCCGGATTTACGGATGTGTGCGCATTGTGCGTTGCCCTTGACATGTCAATGGACGAGCTTATGGGCATTACCGCACCGCCCAGCGACAATGCAGCAGCAATTGACCTCTTACAGCTGGAACTCAATCACAAGGATGAAATGCTGCAAGAAAAGGACAACGCAATATCCCGCCTTCTTGATCGGAGCCGGATTCAGGAGGCGGGAATATCTGCCCGGGATGTCAGAATCCGCAAGCAAAGCGAAGCCCTTACGAAAAAAGACAGTGCGCTTGCATCCGCGCAAAAGGAAGATAAGCCCTTAATTTACGGGCAGTGCGCATTAAACATTCTGCTGACGGCGGTGCTCATGGTCTATATGGTGCTGGATGCCCGGAACCCGGAAATGGGGCTGATTCGCTCCGAAAAGATTTCTGCGGTAATTTTATTTGGCGCGGCAGGAATCGCCGCTGTTTTTATGCTCACGGCATTTTTGATTTTCCACAAGCTTTTAAGTGGAGGCGAACGAAATGGCAAAAAGAAAGAAGGAGCCGGAAATCAGGCTCCCAAAAATTAAGCAGCTCCCATCAGGGGCGTGGCACACACGTGTATTGATAGAGGATCGCCGCGTATCCATTACGAAAGATACATATGATGAATGCGTGGCCGAATATCTCGCCTTGAAAAACGGCCTTGTGGAAGTCCGCGAGAAGAAAGACAGGAAAGACATCACGCTAGAGGAAGCCGTCAAAAGCTACATTGCATCGAAAGAGGGCTTTCTCTCCCCATCCACCATTGCGGGGTACGAGAAGTTCAAGCGGAATATGCTGCTAGGCATGATGAAGCGGAACATTTTCGCAGTCTCCAATGACCAATGGCAGGCCGCCATCAGGCAGGAACACAAGGCCGGGAAATCCCCGAAGTATATCAAAAATGGGTGGATGTTCTTTTCCGCCTGCATCGTCGCCGCCGGTGCTCCGCGCCCGGAGGTGATGCTGTATCCCCCGGAACACAACGAACGGGCATACCTCACGCCGGACGAGATAGACAAGTTTGTGGAAGCTATAAAAGGCCACCGATTTGAAATCCCGTATCTGATGTGCCTTTCCTCCCTGCGCCGTTCGGAAATGATCGCCATGGACTGGGCAAACATAGATCTGGAAAACAAAGTGATGCACGTTCGCGGCGCAATCGTCATGGGGACGGCTGGGCTTGTGCAGAAGCCACAAAACAAAACGGCGAAGTCCCGCCGCTCTGTACCTATCATTCCGCCGCTTCTGGAAGCGCTGAAAGCGCAGGAGCAGAAGACCGGAAACGTGGTAAAGGCAAGCGCAGAAACCATCTACAATAATTTAGGCAAAGTCTGCGCCGCCGCTGGAATCACCGTGGTTGATCTGCATGGGCTGCGCCACAGCTTTGCATCTCTGGCCTACCACTTGCAGATTCCGGAAATGATCGCCGCCGAAATCGGCGGGTGGAGCGACTTGTCCACCATGCACAATATCTACACGCACCTTGCCCAGAAAGATATTGCCAAACGCTCCAGCGACTTCTGCGACTACTTCACCGCCGAAGCGATGAAAAAGCGCAAATTGGCAACGGAATTGGAAACGAAAAATAAAAGTTGCTAGTGCCGCAACAGCTTTTTAAATTTATTTATGGGGTTCGATTCCCCTCGGCTCCACCAAACAGGAAAAGCCCTAGAAACTTATTCTAGGGCTCTTTTTATTGCTTTATCAGCTATATTCCCACGTTTTCCGAACTATTCTGCGAGAAAATATTACCACAGATTTTAATATTTTTCCGCGTGCGGTACGTTTTTAGGGCGCAAATTGGCAACGGATTGGCAACGAAATTCCAGCGCTTCCCGTTCAGCATATAAAATATTTCCGTGCAAAAATCAATCTTTGCACGGAAATATTGATACTATACTTTTAATCTTTGAGCCGCTGCATAATCGCCGCGTATTCTTTCGGGTATATCAGCCGAATGCACTCCATGTGTTCGTCCATCACTTCTAATAGCCGTTTCATTCCCGCTGAATTTGCGGCAATTGCAAACTCGCTCCCGGATATTTCATCATTTTGTGGCGCAGGCGCGGAGGAGTACAGACTTGCGGGAGAAGCATCAGCAGAGCGGGAATATTCCGGAAACAGGTGATCTAGAATGGTGTAGCATGAGGCCATCAACTGGCATGTTGCCGCCGTTGGGCGTTTCACCGCTTTACATTCTTCGATTGTTTCCAGCAAATCCCGCTCTGCCAACATTTTTAATCCTCCATGCTCCGTAAGGCCTTTTCTAAGGCCTCCCGCGTGCGGCTGTCCGGCGCTTCATCAATCATGCGCTGCAGCTTGTCCGCCATGTCCTCCCGGGCGTCGGCGCGGCTGTACCGCCCCATGCTATCGCGTTTACGGCCTCGGTAGCTCACGCCGTCCCGGTAATCGGCTCTATAGCCATCCCGTCCATAGTTGCCCATGGCGTACCAGTCCCCGGCGTTACTGTATCCTTCGCCCATCATGATCTTATCCAGATTCTTCATGGTGTGCGTCAGCTTGTCCACGGTTTCCAGATCACCGGCGGACAGTTCGCCTTTTTCGGCGATTTCGTCCAGTTCCCGGCAAAGTGTATCTCTCAACTGTTCCCAGTGCTTCATAATCTCACCTCCTAGGCCACGCGCTCAATCATCAGATTGGCGTTGGCAACATCGATTGCCTGCGCGGAGACATTGCGCACGGATAATGCTACGCAGCACCCACGGGGAACATCCACAAACGCGGAGGTCGCCACGTTGAACGCGTCTCCCACGGCGGCGGGTGTTGCCGTCGCCGTAGTGGCGGAAAGCGCCTCACCGCCCAGCGCCAGCGCTACGCTGATAGCCCCGGCGGTGCCACCGGTAGGCACGGAGATATTTCCCACGAAAAGCACGCGATACCGCGCAATTGGGGAACATCCGCTACAAACGCCCCGCAGGGTGACAAGGCCAGCCCCGTCACGGTGAACAACATACCCCCGGCCGCATTTCACCGGCGTATCGGTAAACAGCACGTTCTGTCCGGCCGCCACGGCCTGTACAGCGTTCGCAGTAAGTTCAACCGCCATGCTCTCCCCTCCTTACGCTACGTT